CCGGCCGGTGGCACGCCGTTCTCGACCGAGGGAATCGCCGCCAACGCCTTCGATGGCGATCCGTCCACGGTGTGCACGCAGATTACGCCAAACGGTTACATCGGCTATGACTTCGGCGTGCCGATTGCCGGACAGCAGTGCGTCATGACGACCTGGGGCTTCAAGCCGGCGTTGACGACAACGCTGACTCTGGCCCTTGAATCATCGGCCGACATGCTCACCTGGACGCTCGTCAAGCAGCTGCCGGCGACGAGCTTCCCGGCTGGTCAAATGCAGCTGTTCGACCTCGACCTGACGTCGGTGGTGACGGCGCGCGCCTTCCGCATCCGCGAGACCAACAACGGCATCCTGGTCATGAACGAGGTCGCGTTCTGCCAGAACCCCAACGACATCACCATGGCGCCGATGAATCACGACATCTACGCCAGCATGCCGAACAAGGGGTTTCTCTCCAATCGGTCGCTGCAGTGGTGGTACGACCGTCAGCGCGATCAGCCGCACATGGTGTTGTGGCCGGTGCCGAACGACAGCCGCGCGGCGATCAATGCCTTCATTCACATGCACGTCGAGGACCCGGGCGACCTTCCGAACCAGATCGATGTGCCGACCCGCTGGTACGACGCCGTCGCTGCAAACCTGACTTATCGCGTCGGCCTGGAACTGCCCGATGTCGATGGTGAAAGACTCGTGAACGTGCTGAAGCCGGAAGCGGCCGATCGTCTGCGCGAGGCCGAGGACGATGAGTATGGTCGTGGCCCCATTAATCTGACTGTCAACATCCAGCCCTACACTGCCTGAGCATGCATGGTGGACTCTTTCTCATCCGGCGAACTGGCGATCGCAATATGCGACCGCTGCCACCGGAAGCGTCCCTACATGATGCTGGGGCCGGACCCGAACGCGCCGGGCCTGAGGGTCTGCTACGACCCGCCGCCGGGCGAGCCGGGCTCGTGCGGCGATCAGTTCGACCCCTGGCGCCTGCCGGCGCGCCAGCCGGAGCCGATCGCGCTCAAATATCCGCGCCCCGATGCGCCGCTGACGATCGGGCCGGAGGCGCCATGGGCGCTGATCCTGCCGGGACCGAGGCCGCCGCCGCTCATCCCGCTGCCGCCGACCGACATGCTGCTCGACAACTCAACGTTGCTCGAACTGAGCAATGGCGCGCAGGTCGGCGACGTGACGGTGATCGATCCGCAGCTACCGGATACGGTCGAGACGCTAACGGTCCTGAACGACACTCGCTTCATCGTGCCGATGCTGTCGATCGACACGGGCAAGCTCGAATTGCGGATTGGCGAGCAAATCGTCTTCTCGGAAGAGCCGACGGTGCATCTTGTGCTGCGGGCGACGAACAGCTTCGGCCTGTTCCTCGACAAGGCCTTCGACATCCAGGTCATTCCGTTCCCGCCGCCGCCGCAGCCGCCGATCACGCTGACGCTCGACAACGCGACGGTGCCCGAGCATACGCCGGCCGCGATTATTGGTACGCTGGTCGCCAGCGATCCGAACACGCCGCCGGCCGCGCAGTCGATCACGGTGCAGAACGACGCGCGCTTCGAGGTCGTCACGCTCGACTCCTTCAGCGGCACGCTGAAGCTGAAGGCCGGTCAGCAGGTCGACTTTGCGACCGAGCCGAGCATTTCGCTGATCATCCGCACCACCAACACCTTTGCGCTCTTCCTGGAGCACACCTTCGTCATCACGGTTCTCGGAACGCCGCATGTGCCGCCGACCGACATCACCCTCGACAACCTGACGGTGTTGGAGCACACGCTCGGCGCCCTGGTGGGAACGGTGAGCGTGGCCGACCCGCAGCTGCCGAGCACGACCGAGACCATCACGGTCAGCGACCCGCGCTTCACCGTCGCGCCGATCAACAATTTCTCCGGCACGCTGTCGTTGCTGCCGGGTCAGCAGGTCGACGCCGCGACCGAGCCAACGATCACGTTGACGCTCCGCGCCACCAACAGCTTCGGTCTCTTCCTCGACAAGCCGTTCACCATCACCGTGACGCCGCTCGGGCCGCCGCCGACGGCGCGGGCGCACTCCAGCGCTTTCAGCAAGGCCTTCCAGTGAGGACTCCATGGCCAACACGTATCGCACCATCGCGAATCTGCTGACGCTGCTGCCCGATAACACGACCGGGGCGATCTCGGCGCAGACCGATCGCGACTTCCTGATCTCGACCGGCGACATGGCCGGCGGCTTCGAGAGTGTGCGACAGAAATACGGGCTGACGGGGACAGACTCGACGGCCGACTGGAGCAAGATCGCGAGCGCGCTTAACTCGTCCTCGCAGGCGCTGTGGCCGCGCTTCGCGCCGGCCCTGAACACGGCCGGTAAGACGCTCACGCAGGAGCTTTACTGGGACGGCCTCTACATTGTCGGCCCGTCGGCCGGCGCCGACATGCCGTCGCTGAACGCCAACAATCCCGCCTCGGGCGCCGTTGTCTTCACGCCGGGCAATCAGGCGATCTACATGAAGAATCTGCGCTTCATGCAGGGCAAGGTGTGGTTCGACCTCGGTGCGCTGACTACCGAGTGCCCGGTCATGTGGTACGAGAATCTGTGGGCCAGCAACGTCAACGTCTTCTTGCGTGACGGCTCGATCGCCAATGGCCTGACGCGCAAGGTCGACAAGCTGATCTTCCGGAACAACCTGCTCGATACGAACGTCCGCGGTCTGTTCATCAACGGTAACGGTTCATCGCGGGCCTGGATTCAGAACAACCACGTCAAGAACTGCACGCGCTTCGGCATCATGAATGCCTGCGCGACGCCGCAGCCGGGAAACAATGGCAATTCCGACTTCATGTTCATCCATAACAACCTCGTCGAGGGGTTGTCCTACGATGGAGCGAACTCGAACGGTATTTATTCCGGCGGCCGTTACGCGACGATCATCGGCAATATTGTCGCCAATGCTGTCTTCAACGGCGTCGCGACACAGACGAACTGGGAGCCTTACTACAACAAGACGCAGGGCTGCATTCTGATGGGCAATATGTCCGTCGATGGCGGCGCCGGCCAAGGCATGTTCGCCCTGAAGGGGATCGGCCGGGCGAACAGCGACAACTCGCCGCCGGGCTATGATTTCGTGCTCGTTGGCAATGTCGGCATAAGCACGGACGCCGATCAGTACCAGGAGAACGGTATCTGGCTACAGACGCAGGACGCTAACTGCGCGCACAACGTGTTCGATGGCATCAAGGGATACGGCGCGCACGTTAACAAGAATACGGGCGACGTCTCGCAGCGGTCGTACAACCTGACTGTCACCGACAATCACTTCAAACACAAATTCGGCTCCGGCATGGTCGCCGAAGGCGGCCATACCAACATCTGGGTCTGCCGCAACATCTATACCGGTCTCGGCGGCTCCGGTCAGAGCCTCGGTGTCCGCTTCGACAGTCAGAATCTTGGCGACATGGTCAACTACCGTTGCCAGGACAACACGATTCATCTCATGAACGTGACGGCGGCGGCGCGCTTCGATTGCATCCATCTGAAGCCGCAGGGAACCGACACCCTGCTCGGTTGTCTCGTCATCGGGAACGTCATGGATTTGGCCGCGTGTCCCGACATCACCAACGTCTTCGGGGTCACGATCGAAGGCACGGGGCCGGTCGTGAACCTCGTGATCGACAAGAATCAATTCCTCAATTTCACCGATCCGACCAAGGTGATCCGCTGCATCACTGGCGGTAAGACGGGCTTCATCAACATCTACGACAACATCGGCTTCGCCAATGACAATACGGGTACGGCGACGATCCCGGTCGGCAGCGCCAGCGTCACGATCTCGCACGGCATGCCGCAGACCCCGCACCTCGACCCGACACCCGACCTGAGCGACATTCGCATCATCTCGTCGTCCTTCCTGTTCGGTGCCTCGCAGGCGCGCATCGCGAACATCACGGCGACGACCTTCGACGTCGTTCTCGACGTGGCGGTGACGGGCTCCGACTGGAGCTTCAAGTGGCGGGTCCGCAAGACGAAGTGGAGTTTCAACTAATGCCGTTCGTCGATGGAGTCGGGTCGACGGGCTCGATCGCGTCGGACTCCTATGTGAATCACGGCGTCGTCTTCGACGGCGTCAACGACTATCTCCATCGCGGCAGCGCTCTGACCGGCGATGCAGACGGACCGCTCGGTATCCTCTCCTTCTGGTTCAAAATCACGGGTGGTAACGGCGCGTCGAGCCGGGCGATCCTGCGCAATCACTCGACGGCGACGGTCAACGTCAGCCTCGTCAGTACGAACAAGCTCAACATCACGCTGAATGCCCTCGGTGGCACGCCGTCGTTCTCCGGCACCTCGACGACGGTATTCCTCGCCGATCCGACGACGTGGCATCACTTCATCGCCTCGTGGGACACCAATCATGCGGCCGGCGCCAAGATACTGAATATGTACGTCGACGGGATCAACGTGAACCCCGTCCTGACCGATACCGGCGCCGCCTTCAACATCAACTATACGCGCGGTGACTGGGGAATCGGCGCCGCCGACAACGGCATCAACAAGTTTACGGGCGAGCTGGGTGAGTTCTACTTCAACACGCACGAATTCCTCGACGTCACCCAGTTGCCGGTCCGCTACAAGTTCCGCAGCCTCACCGATTGTCCGGCCGATCTCGGCGAGAACGGCCAGCTGCCGACCGGCACGTCGCCGATCCTCTATCTGAACGGCGACAAGTCGACGTTCAACCACAATAACGGAACCGGCGGCGACATGATCGTCGTCGGTGCGCTCGACGATTCCTCACCCCCCATGTGCGTCGTGAGCCCAGGCGGCGACGTGCTTCTGACGACGCAGACCTTCATCAGTCGCAGCGCCTCGACGCAGACCTCACTGCCGCATCGCTTCGTCGGTTGTTTCGCGCGCGGCGACGTGCCGGCCGGCACGCATGTCGTGTTGAAGAATGGTGGCATCGACTGGCCGTCGCAGCAGGACGAGCCGAATTACTATGCCGATGGCAGTTTGCGGCTGGTCGTGTTCCGCGCCGTCATCAACAGCCTCGCGGCCGGGGCGAGCTGGACGTGGCAGCTTTACAAGCGTAGCGGCACCTACACGCCGGCCGCGCCGATCCGCAGCAAGACCGACATCACCGGCAGCCACGATTACAAGACCCTGCTGACCGATCTTCAGGATCACACCGGGGCCACGGTGGGGTCCGGCGCCTATACGACCGCCGCCAACACGAATCTCGCCGATGCGGTCCGCACGCAGACCTATGCGAGCGGCGCCCAGTGCATCGCCTTCAAGACCTGGGGCAAGTTCCTCGACAACGTCGGCGGTGCGGCGCATGCGCATCTGCAAGAGAAGTCGATCTACGAGGTGTGGACCAACCCGGCCGATAACAGCGTGCTGGCGATCATGCACACCGCGCTGATCAGCCAGGGCTGGCGCAATGTCGCGAGCCCGGTCGGCTTGTCCTTCAAGACCTCGCGCAACGACGGTGCCTCGATCGTGCTGCAGCCGTCCGGACAGGCTTACAACTTCGCGCCGACCGATATCGATATCACCAACAACCGCATCACGGCCGGTGCCATGTCGGCGCTGCGCACCGGGCAGATGGTGAAGATCAGCACCAGCGGGTCGCTGACCGGGACGGGGCTGACGGCCGGCCACGTCTACTTCGTGCGCAACAACGGCGACAGCTATATCTACCTGCACATCTCGGCCGACGACGCCCTCAGCGGCGACATCTACGGCTCGGGCTCGGAGACCATCGACCTGACCGGCCAGGGCACCGGTACGCATACGGTGACGCTCTACAACTATCTCTACCCGCATTGCGGTTTCAATCTGCGCGACGCCGTCGGCCAGGAGACCTGGACCTCGCACAAGCCGCTCATCGATCAGCAATTCACGCCGACCGAGAAGCAGTATTACTCGAATGCCGGCTTTGCATGGCCGTTCGACTACAGCGTCAATCCGGGCGACAACAACGACGTCGACTACTACGCTGGTAGCTTGTGTTGGCCGGTGATGCCGGCCCGCGACGACTACGCCTCGCCCGGTTATCTGCGCTACTTCATGGACGACTACGGTGGCAGCCCCAGCCTCTATGTCTGGGGCACTGGGGCCTCGCGCGCATGGCTCAAGAACTCGGCCGTCAATCTGAAGGTCGCGCGCATCCTCGGGCTGTGCGCTGCGCATCTACAGATGATCTGGTGGGACCCGAGCCTCGTCAGCGGCCAGGAATGCAACCGGGTTCTGACCCTCAATAATGGCAGCAACGACGCCGGCTTGGCGTTCAGCGGCATGGGCACGCCGATGGCCAATGTCGGCTACTTCAACTGGGCCGGTGCCTATGAGGCGGATGTCTACTGGGGTTCGCTCTGGGGCGGGATGCGGGGTGACGGCAATCGCCGCGATGCGCCCTCGAAGCCGAGCGGTGACGGGTCGCACTGGCCGCAGATGTCCTATGTCGCCTTCCTGTTGACCGGCGATCCGATCCTGCGTGAGCTGTGCTATCTCAGCGCCAACCACCCGATATGGCATTCGAACGTCGCTGGCTCGACGCGCACCAAGGCGAAGGGCGGGGTCACCTACTACGGCAATGTCTGTCATTGGCAGCAGATGCGCTGCGATGGCTACGGCTTGATGCACGGGCTCTATGCCGCCGTGCTGGCGCCGTCCGGCTCGGGCGAGAACGCCATGTTCACGAAGATTTTCAACGACGACATGGCCTATTACCTGCAGTACGCCGCCAACGAGGACGGCAGCTACGGGAACTACGGGCACTGGACGCCGCGGGCCAACTCGTGGGACGCGCCGAACGTGAGTCCGACCAACGCCGCCAACTACATCACCGGCGGTCCCTGGCAGATGAACTGGAATGTCTGTGTCTACCTGCAGGCGAGCCGCCTGTGGGGCACCACCAACGCGATCGCCGTCGCCAACGAGTTCGTCAAGTTCACCAAGAACATGGCCGGCGCCGGTACGTTCGAGGGCAATGGTCCTTACTGGGCCAACAGTTATTTCATGAGCATGCGGGCCTCGACGTCGGCGCTGACTTACATGGCGCCGTCGGACTGGGGCATCGGCAACGGCACCGGCACCTTCGGCGCCGCCAACACGATCGCCCTCAATACCGCCCTGCTCACAGGTGTCGCCGTCGGCGGCCAGATTCAGTTCATCGAGGATAGCGGCGTCACGTTGCCGCCGGAGCTGAGTGGCGGCACCAAGTACTGGATCGTCTCGATCAGCGGGCTCAACATTCAAATCAGCGACACCAGTGGTGGCCCGGTCAAGGCGTTCACCAATAACGGTCATGCCGTCAACGCCTTCTTCTTCCCGCCGCCGGGCGTATCGGGATTCCAGCCGGCCGGTGGCGAGCCGGACTATGCGCAGATGCTGACGGCGCCGATGGTCTATGCGGCGGCGCTCGGGCTACCCGGTTGTGACACGATCGCGGCCGATCTCCTGAACCGGCTCAGCGTCATGAGTTGGCAGCTCTCTGGCGACCCGCGCTTCGCCTGGAATACACGGTTGCTGCAATGACATTCGGGGTCGGAGTCAATGTCGGCGTAGATCAGGAGGGCGGTGTCCTCGGTTTTGACGGCGCGGCCGTCAAGGCCTTTGCGGCGATGACGGTGCAGCCGTCGAATGCGCGCAAGATTCTGTACAACAACATCATCGTCGCCCTGAAGTCGCCGATCGCTGGCGGCAACGCCGATGGTCTGTTTGCGCATCTCGATGAACTGATCATCATCGCCGCGCATGACAGTCAGGCCGGACAGGTCGACCTGATCAGCGGAACGCAGAAGCTGGTGCTCGTCGGCGGCCCGAGTTTCACCGTCGATCAGGGCTATTCGAGCGACGGCGTCGCCAAGTACATGGACACCGGCTTCAAGCCGTCGACCGCCGTCAACTTCAAGCAGAATGACGGCATCGTCGGTCCCTGGGCTCGTGACGACAATCTGAACAGCACGACGGCCTTCGGCGCCCAGGACGCATCGACGCCGACGACGGCCATCACCTCGTCGCTGCACACGGCGGCCAACAACACCGCCGCCTATCGGATCAATCAAGCAGCGGCACGGACGCTGACCAACGGCCTGATCACCAGCGGCATCGGCTTGACGGTTCTGCATCGTGACGCCGCCGCCGCCACCGGCTTCATGAAGAACGGCGTCCGCATCGGCGGCACCGGCACCGACACGTCGGTGGCGCCGGTCGCCTTCAATCTCTTCCTCGGCGCCGTCAATCAGGCCGGCACCGCGGTCAACTTCACGACGCATCAGTTCGCCGTCTTCGTGGCCGGCGGCGGCTTCGGGACCGGCACGGTCCGTGACGCGAATCATCTGGCGCTCTACAACGCGCTGAACAACAACAAGTGGTGGTGAGATGGCTTCCGCTGCGAAAACCCAGCCCGTCAAGAACGTCGCCAGCGGTGGCCTTGCCACCGTGTTGACGGCGGCCCCGGGCCACACCTATACGATCCTCGGGCTGATCATCTGCAACACGTCCGCCAACGACATCGCCGCCGATGTCGCGATCCTGCGCAGCGCCGTCGCCTACTATGTGGCGCGCAGCATGCCGATCGTGGTCGGCGGATCGCTCGTCATCGGCAGCTCGCGCAGCCGGCTTGTGCTTGAAGCCAACGACGCGCTGCAACTGAACGTGTCGGACGTCAATGTCGCCGACGCAGTGATCTCCTACATCGACGAGAGCTGAACATGTTCGACGGTATCGGCAATCAGGAACTGGCCAACTTCTATCCGGCACTGCCCGGCTACATCCGGCGCGCGACGCAAGCGCAGATCGAGACCGGCACCGATCAAGGCGCGGCGGTGACGCCGGGCCTGTTGAAGCCGTCGAACATGACGTGGATCGGCCGCCACACATGGCAGGGAAAGTCGATCGACACGGCGCGCGCCGCCAATCGAGGCTCGGCGTCGAGCCTCGACATCTGGACGACGGGCGACGGCAATTTCATCCATGTGACGGGCGCAGTGGCGATCGTCAACTTCGCGCAGGCGCCACAGGCCGGGGCATGGCGCATCCTGATCTTCGACTCGACACCGACGATCGTCAACAGCGCCACCGTCCTGGTAGCCGGCGGCGGGAACTACGTAGCGGCGGTCAACGACATGGCGCTGGTCATCGCCAACGATGCCGCCTCGCCGTCGGTGTGCTACGTCTTCCCGCTGCGCGAGAGCGGCGTGCCGTTGACGTTCCCGGACATCGGCCTGCTTGCACTGCTCGACAATCCGCCATCCTGGTCGGTGATTGCCGGTACGGTCTTCGGTGGCGTCGCGGGCAACAGAATGTTCCGCGTTGGCGAGGTCGGCGGCTGGTCGGTGCTCGCCCAACAGGTGGCGTCAAACACACCGGTGCTCGACTTCAACTTCGCCGGCTTTGCCAGCGATTTCGATGATTTCCGTTTCATCGGCAGCTACCTCGCGCCAATCAATGACTCCGTTCATGCTTATATGCGCGCCTCGGGAGATGGTGTGAATTTCGATGCTGGTGCTTCGTATGCATGGTCGACAGAGGAATTCACACCGGCTGGATTGAACAGCGCCAGCGATCCCTCTGACACAATCATGCGGATCAATGCCCTCGATGCCTTAGGCAACGGAGCACATGAGAACATGTGCTTCGACATGATGGTCTACAATGTGCAGCAAGGGGGCACCCTTTCGATGCTGACCTGGACGTTCGGTCTGCAGTCATCTATCCCGCGCCTCAATATCGGTCGTGGTGCGGGACGCTGGTTTTCGGCGAACATAAGAGGCCTGCGGTTCGGGATGGTTACGGGCAACATCAATTATGGGAAGGTCACGATGCTCGGACGGCGGAATGTAACGTGATGGAGCATGATCAACCGCATCAGCAAGGCGATAGTAGGTGGCTTCGCCTCGCCGGTCGTCGAATGGATGGGCGATGGGATCACGAAGCTGTTTGCCGAACTCGCGGGCTACGCGCATCACGAGATGCCGAGCGACGTGCGCCTGTCGCTGCGGGTGCTGATCAGCGCTGCGATCATGGGGTTTCTCGTTTGGCTCATCGTCGGCCACACGCCGCAAAATACAGGAGAGAGGCATGACCAAGGCGCTGATCTTTGAACTCATGAAGGTGCTCGTGATCGCCCGTCCGCAGCTGGCGAAGGATGTCGGCAAGCTGATCGTCTCGGTGAAGCACAGCGGTGATTTCAGCGATGACGAGTTGAAGAAGGTCGAGCGGCTGATCGAGGAGGCGGTCGTCAGTGCGCCGCCGGACGTGCAGGCGAAGCTCGCCGAACTCGGCGGTGAGGTGTGACATGCCCAGCGACGTCGAAAACCAATTTCGCGCCGAGCTGCACGCGCAGGCCGACATTATCGGACCGCAGATTCAGGGCCTGGAGAATCTGTTGCTGCTGCCGCTGTCGCCGGAGACCAAGGATACGATCAACAAGGTGATCGCCGAGCGGCAGCGGCGCATGAACGCCATCAAGGGTACGCTCGCCGCCATGGATGTCCTCGACGCGACCGGCTACCCGGACCTCAGCGATGTCGGTGTCCCGCAGTCGCAGCTCGACGACATGGACCGCGAGATCAAGGAGACGCTGGCCGGCCGCTCGGTGTTCCAGCCGGCGGCACCGCCGCAACCGGGCGCCGCGACGGCGCAGGTCAATTACCCTGACCCCACCTTGAAGCCGGGAGCAGGCCCATGAAGAAGAAGACGCCGTCCAAGACGAAGAAAAGTTACGTGCCTACGACGAGTCCACCCACAACCAAGGAGCGATCCGCTATGCCGACTATCGATCAAGACCATCACTGGAATACCGCCGAGGGGTCCGGCATCACGATCACATTCTGGGATGCCAGCACGCCGCCACGGCCGGCAAAGATCGACACGACCGATCGGCAGCCGGTCGTCCAGGTCAGCGACCCGACCATCATCACGGTCGGCAACCTCGTCGTCGCTGGCGACAACATGAGCGTCACCCTCGACTGCGATCCGGGCGCCCCGGGCGACGCCTCGTTCACCGTCGACTGCGATGTCAACCTCGCCTCGGGCGAGGATACGAGCCTGATCGTGCCCTCCGGAACGATCACGGTGACACCGGGCCCCGCCGGGCAGGCGGCCAGCGGGCAGATCGCGTTCGGGACGCCCACGCCGAAGTCGTCAAAGTAAAGCGGGCGCACGACAAATCCTTCTCGAAGGCGTTCCAGTAAGGGACGGCGCCCGAATGCAAACTAGAAGGCCATCACCGGGAGCGGACCGGCCGCCACGCTCCCGGGATGGCGCATAGAGGGGACCGATGCCGGGCCAGACCTACGCGACGCTGCAGGACGATCTTGCGGACTGGGCGGAGCGCATCAACGACGACCAGCTGATCAATCAGATTCCGAACATCATCGATCGGGCTGAGCGCAAGGTCGCGCGCGAAGTCAAGATTCTCGGCTTCACACGCTTCGTGCGCACCACGACCGGCGACGGCATGGGCATCGGCAATCCCATCTACGACAAGCCGGCGGAGTGGCGCGAGACCCAGTCCTTCGTCATCTTCATCGAGGACATTCCCGGCAGCGGCATCTACAACCGGGAGAAGACGCTGTTCCAGCGCACGCGCCAGTACATCTCCGCCTACTGGCCGGTGCGCTCGAAGACCGGCGAGCCGCTGTACTACGCCGACTATGACTGGAACCACTGGCTGATCGGACCGACGCCGGCCCGCCAGTATCCGTTCGAGGTCGGCTATTACGAGCGCATCCAGCCGCTCTCCGATCAGAACCAGACCAACTGGATGACCCGCTTCGCCGCCGACATCCTGCACGACGCCTGCATGATTGAGGCGCACGCCTACCTGAAGAACGCCGACAACGCGAACCTGCAGATGTGGGTCGGCATGTACGAGGCGGCGAAGAAGGCGCTGACCATGGAGGACCTGCGACAGCAGATCGATCGCTCGCAGCAATCGGCGAAGCCGGCGACAGCACAACAAGGGGCATAGTCGATGTCATATGTAGACGTCTTCGACCAATCGGCGATCGCACCGTCGGACGTCTCCTTCGTCTCTGTCGCGCTCGCCGCCAACACGAATTTCTACTGGCCGAGCCAGGACACCGTCGGCCTGCCGGTGATGGCGCGCACCATGGAGGTGCGGGCGACGGCGGGGCCGTGGCGCATGTACCTGCCGGATGCGACCCAGGTCTCGAACGGCGAGGACGTGCTGCTCGTCAACCGCGGCACCAGCCCGTTCTTCGTCGCCACCGTCGGCGGCACCGACCTCCTGCAGGTCATCCCCGGCCAGACCGTCTACGTCTATCTCACCGACAACGAGACGCGCGACGGCAGCTGGGGCGTCGTCTTCTTCGGCGCCAACGTCTCTGGCCAGGACGCCACGGCGCTGGCCGGGCTCGGGCTCCTCAACATCGGCGGCAAGCTCAATCTCAATCTGCCGATGCGCGACATCATCGGCGCCGGCACGGTGCTGGCGTCCGACCGCGCCATGATCCTGCGCAACACGGGCGGCGCCTACACCTACACGCTGCCCGATCCGTCCGGCGTCGGCTTCGGCAACGGCTTCTTCTTCGGCTTCCGCAATCAGGGCTCCGGCGCCGTCGACTTCCAGAACGTCGCCCAGGGCGTCGACGGCGTCACCGACGTCAGCGTCAACCCCAGCGAGTCGTGCTTCTTCTTCACCAACGGCCTCACGTGGCAGTCGATCGGGCTCGGGCGCAACATCCAGTTCGCCTGGACGATGCTGAACAAGAACGTCGCCGGCTCCGGCACGACGACCCTCACCAACGCGGAGGCAGCCAACGGCATCATCCGTTTTTTCGGGGCCTTGACGGGCGACGTCGACGTCGTCTTTCCGAGCGCTGTTGGCTTCTGGGAAGTCCACAACGCCACGAGCGGGGCACATAACCTCAACATCGAGACCCTGGCCGGGACGCCGCTCAACATCCCGACCGGCCATGTGATCGTCTACTGCGACGGCTCGAACATGCAGCCGGCGGTCACCTCGGCGCCGCCGGCCACCCTCGCGATGGCCGACGGCGGGCCGGGCGCCCCCGGTCTCGCCTTCTCCGCCGACACCGACACCGGCTTCTACCGGCCGGGCGCCAATCAGATCGCGATCGCGACCGGCGGCATCGCGACGATCACCTGGGATGCGACCGGGGCCAAGCTGCTGCAGGGCGCCTATTACCAGGACGGCTACAAGCTGCAGCATTTGATGATGATGATGAGCTGACCATGGCCGCGACGAACATCAACACGAAGACGTTCCGGGTGACGAGCACGCCGGCCAAGGCGCTCGACAGCCGCACCGGCCGCATCACGCTGTTCCTACGTCCCGGCACCGGCAAGAACCAAATCCTCGTCGGCAACAGCGGCGTCACCTTGGCCTCCGGCTACGCGCTCCCCGACTCGCCGGATCAGGACGTCACCGCCCCGGTGACCGAGGCCGAAATCTGGGCGGTCTCGCAGACGCCGCGCGATCTCTACATCCTGGAGACGTGGTAATGGCGACTCCAGGCCGCCCGTTTCCGATCAACTCGCTGCCCGGCATCCGCCGCGACGGCACGCCGCTTCTGGCCGGCAACTTCTCCGACGGCCTGTGGTCGCGCTTCCAGCGCGGGCGCCCGCGCAAGATGGGCGGCTACCGGATGATCACCAATCAGTTCGCCGGCTTCGCCCGGGCGCTGCACGTCGCCTCGGCCAACAACGTCATCCACGTGCACTACGGCAGCGGCCAGAAGCTCGAACATCTCGACCTCTCGCCGGACGGCTTCGGCGGCGGTGCCAGCGACCGCACGCCGGCCGGGCTCGCCGTCGATCCCAACCGCACCTGGATGTTCGACGAGGCGTTCGACCCGTCGACCGGCGGCGGCACGCCGATGCTGTTGGCCTTCGCCTCGCCCTCGCTCGATGCCATCGACAGCGATGTGAACGGGCCGGTCTATTACGGTGACCTCTATGAGGACAACGTGCTGCTGGTGCCGATCACCGGGGCAAATGCGCCCAACGTCTCGGGCGGCCTCGTCGTCATGCATCCCTACACCTTCGTCTACGGCAACGACGGCTTCGTCGCCTGGAGCGACGAAGGATTGCCGCTCACATGGCGGGGCGGCGATGCCGGCGACAACCGCATCGCCGAGTCGAAGGTCGTCTTCGGGGCGCTGGTGCGCGGCGGCGGGCAGGCCCCGGCCGGGCTCTTCTGGAGCCTCAACGCGCTCGTGCGCATGAGCTATGTCGGCGCCCCGGCGGTCTTCGCCTTCGATACGATCTCGGATCAGACCTCGGTGCTCTCGGCGCACGCCATCATCGAGTACGACGGCGTCTTCTACTGGCCGGCGGTCGACCGCTTCCTGATGTACTCAGGCGTCGTGCGCGAGATGAAGAACGACATGAACATCAACTGGTTCTTCGATGGCCTCAACAAGGTGCATCGGAACAAGGTGTTCGCGACGAAGATTCCGCGCTTCGGCGAAATCTGGTGGTTCTATCCGCGCGGCCATGCGACCGAGTGCAACGCCGCGGTCATCTACAACGTGCGCGAGGACCTGTGGTACGACACCGACTTCCCGGACATCCGCACCGCGGCGGCGTTCGCGCAGACCTTCCCCTACCCGATCATGGCCGGCGACAAGGAAGAGGCCAACTGGCCCGGCTTCAGCCTGTGGCAGCATGAGTTCGGCCAGGACAAGATCGTCGATCTCGCGCACACCTCGGCGATCCGCTCCTATGTGATCACGGCGCCGATCTCGATGGCGACGAGCGGGCCGTTTCAGCAGGGCTGGTCGGGGACCGAGGGGCTGACGAGCATCGACCGCCTGGAGCCAGACTTCAATCAGGCGGGGACCATGACCTTCCGCACCATCGGCAGGCGCTTCCCGCGCTCGCCCGACGAGGTCCTGTTCGAGTCGATGTTCGACCCGACGACGGAGAAGGTCGACCGGATCAGAAACCAGCAGCGCATCATGCGGCTCATGTTCGAGTCGAACACGCTCGGTGGCTTCTACGAGATGGGGCAACCGATCATCCATGTGGAACAGGGCGATGTGCGGCCATGACCCGGCATGCCACGGTTCGCCGGCACAGTTTCCGGCAGCGCGCCAAGGGGCGCACGCGGCGGCTGCTGCTGCGCCAGCGGGCCGGCGAGTTGGAACTCCAGGACTGGGCCGATCAGCTGCTGGTCGAGCTGCACGACTACCCGCTGCCGCAGCTCATGGACGACGACGAGTGGAAGACCTGGGGCAACGATGTCGTGGCGCTTGGCTCTCCGGCGACCACCAACTGTCCGCGGACCGACGGCTATGATAAATGGGATGACTGGGCGGAAGCGTTCACGCTGGCTTTGGGGGATTGATTGGAGATGTTCTAATCAAGTTCCACGTGAAACACGGTTGTAACGATGCCGACTTACACGCCCTATACCGGTGACTATTCGACCTTCGGCGAGGACCCCGGCGGCTGGCACTTCTTCCTCGACGCGGTCAATCCGAATACGCCCGTGCCAGGGAGCCCGTCGCCGTCGACCACGCCGCCCGGCCGTGGCGGCGTCCTCGGCGGCGACGATCCCGGTACTCAGTACCTGAATACGCTGTTCGGCCGCGGCGGCAGCGGCGGCTCCAGCTTCGGCGCCGGCCGGGCCGGCGTCGGGCAGCAGGAAGCCAACCGCATGAGCGCCGGCTTCGCGCCCGCGAGCTTCGGCAACATCGCGCGCGCCATCGGCAACGCCTTCGGCGTCACGACCGGGACGCTCTCGCCCGCCGGCCTGCTCGGGCTCGGCATGCAGGCGACCGGGATCAAGACCGGGCTGCCCGGCATGGGGATCAAGAGCATGGTCGGCTGGAGCGGCTACGATGCCGACCTGCAGGCGGCGGTCGACGCCGGCCGCATGTACGAGTCGGAAGCGCAGCGCGAGCAAGGCATGCGCAACGTCGCCCGCTCGGCGCAGAACGCCATCGCCAGCGGTGTTGGGATGCATGTCGGCCACCCGAGCGGCGCCATCAGCGACGGGGGCGGCGGCGGCGGCCCGTTCGGCGGCGGTGGCGGCGATGCCTTCGGGCGGGCCTCGGAGCACGGTCCGGCCGGCGAGGCCGGCGGCCCGCGCTCGGGCATGGCCGCGCGCGGCGGCTTGGTCCGCGGGGGTGCTCTCAGCGGGCACGCGCGGCGCGTCGCTGCGGCCGGCGAGGGCGGCGACAGCGAGCTTGTGCATATGAACAAGGGAGAGCTGGACGCGCTTGCCGCCAAGTGGGGCGAGCCGGATGTGAACCCGCACACCGGGCTGCCGTCGTTCAACATCTTCAAGAAGCTGAAAAACATCATCCCATTCGTGGCACCGGCCGTCAGTGCCGCTTTGCCGGGCCTGGGAGCGTACGTGGGCGATGCTCTCGGTATCGGCTCTACCTGGGGTGGGGCGCTCACCAGCGGCGTTCTGGGAACCGCCCTAGGGGCTTTGAGCGGGGGTGCCAAGGGGGCGTTGACGTCGGGGCTGCTCGGAGCCGGGGCCGGGGCGCTGATGCCACAGCTTCTGCCGGGCAACCCAAATCAGCCGTTCGCGCCGTTCGGTGGCACTGCTGGCGCGCTTGGGACGGTGCCGCTGGCGCCGCATGGCGGCGCCGGGGCCGGGCCCAACCCGGCGGCGGCGCTGGCGGCGACGGCCGCCAGCCCGTCCGGTGGTGGGGCCTCGAAGGCGGCCGGGCAGTCGACCATGAGCTTGGTCATGCCGGCGCTGCTCGGGCTTGGCGCGCTGGGCGCGCTCGGCGGCGGTGGTGGCAAGGAGACAAAGGGGGGGACACCGACGCCGCCAAAGGGCTTCAGCGACCCGCTGCAAACCCTTCCATTCGATCAGAAAGCGATCGACCTGAACCCGGACACCGACTGGTACACGATCGGCGAGCATCCGAACGACATCGCCTCCGGGCAGGGCATGTTCTTCCAGCATCCGGTCGGCTTCTATCAGGACGGCGGCGCCGTCGATGGCGATGGCGATGGCCAGTCCGACGACGTGCCGGCGATGCTCAGCGACGGCGAGTACGTCGTGCCCGCCGACGTCGTCTCCAATCTCGGGTCAGGATCAAATGATGCGGGTGCCGGCCACCTCGACCGGATGGTCAAGAACGTGCGCCGTCACCGCGGCCGGGCCATGGCCAGGGGCAAGTTCCCGCCCGCCGCCAAGGGCGCCCTCGACTACATGCGGAGTGCAGCATGAGCGTCATCATCACGCTTCTCATCATCCTGCTCGTGGCCGTGATCGCCTTCTACATCGTCAATCAACTGCCGTTCGAGGCGCAGCTCAAGAATGTGATCATGATGATCGTCGGCGTGATCATCCTGATCGCGCTGCTCTACCAGCTGCTGCCGTTGGCCGGGGTGCATCTGAACCTGCCGCAGTAAGGCTTTGCCATGGCTAGTACGCTCGACTTCCTGTTCCAGGGCTCGCCGCCGAAGTCGGTGACCACCTACGGCTCGTCCACCGTGGGCCTGCCGCAGTGGTACAACGACTACATCCAAGGCCTCGCCAACCGCGCCAACACAGTCGCCGGAGCGCCCTATCAGGCCTACACCGGCCCGCGTGTGGCGCCGCTGACGCCGGATCAGCAAGCGGCCTTCCAGACGACCCGCGATGCCGCCGGCAACTGGCAGCCGATGCTCAATCAGGCGGCCGGCACGCTCGGGACCGGCGGCGCCCTCGCCTACGGCGCCGGCACCACGACGACGCCGCAGGTGATCAACCAGTACATGAACCCGTACATGGATGCGGTCACCAATCGCATCGCGCAGCTGGGCACGCGCAATCTGCAGGAGAACATCCTCCCCGGCATCAACGCGACGTTCACCGGGGCCGGGCAGTTCGGCGGCTCGCGCAATCAGGAATTCACCAGCCGCGCGATCCGCGACACCGCCAACGAGATCGCCGGCCAGCAAGCAGGCGCGCTCGCCTCCGGCTATGCGCAGGCCCAGGGGGCAGCCGGCGCCGACCTGTCGCGGATGCTGGGAGCCGGTGGTGCGCTGGCCGGCATGGCGGGCCAGTACGGCGCGCTTGCCGGCCAGCAGCAATCGCAGTCGCTGCGCGATGCTGCTGCCCTCGAAGCGATCGGCCAGGAGCAGCAGCAACAGCAGCAGCAGAACCTCGACGTCGCCTACAACCAGTTCCTCGAAGAGCGCGGCTGGCCGCAGGCGGAGACGAGCTGGATGTCCGGCATCCTGCGCGGGCAGCAATTGCCGACGACGACGACCCAGACACAGACCGGACCGGCCTCTTATTACAATCCGTCGCTGGCGCAGATGCTGATCGGCGGCGGGGCGACACTCGCCGGGCTCGGCGGCACCAGCGGTCTCAGCAACTTGCTCGGCTTCCAGCAGGGCGGCGCCGTCTCGGCATCGGATGTGGCTCCGGGCGCGATCGCCTCGCCGAACCGGATGCCGAAGGTGGCGGCCAAGAACAAGCTGGCGAAGGCGGTCTATTCTGGCCCCGCTGATCCGACGCGAGCGATCATGAAGCCGGCCCATGCGCGCACCGAGAAGGATCGCATGGCGATCCGCAAGGTGGCGCTCGGCGCGGGCGGCAACTATGGCGCCGGGGCGCTGACGTTCCGGCAGGCGGCATAACATGGCACGCGGTGCAGGACTGGGCGCGATCAGCGCCTTCGGCGCATCTCCCTCGTTCGGCGGCATGCGCGGACGCGCGGCGCGGCCGGTGACGATCGGGGGCGGGGCCGGCGTCGTGCAGCCAATGCTGAAGGCCCCTGTGACTCCCGGGCTCGGGCCGTTGAACAAGAAGGGGCAGGCGCGGCTGCCGTCGAACATGAGCGGACTCACGGCGACGAAGCTGGGCGGTCTCGGCGCGGTGATGCGGCGCGGGCGCAACCCGTTCTTCAAGAAAATGACGCCGTTTCAGGAAGGCGGCGCGGTCGATGGGAGCGTCGATCCAGAAGAGTACGCACGGCTGCAGGAAGAGCTGGATCAGGCGGCCCGGGATCAGCAGGACTCGGCGGATGCCGCGAGCGCCAGTGCCGACACAAGTGGTGGTGGTGCAATCGACGCCATGGCGCCGACCGGACCCGCTATCAGTGGTGGTGCGCTGAACAAGCTGTGGTCGGACGCGCAGCAGAAGCAGGAAGCGCTCCGCGTCGCGCGCGAGAACCTGATGGCCTCCTACCAGAATCCGCAGCATCCTAACTTCAACCCGGCGCTCGTCCAGTTCGGCCTCGCGATGATGGGGCCGACGCGCGGCGGCACGCTGGGCGAGGCGTTCTCGCGCGCCGGCCAGGAAGCGATCCCGGTGTGGCAGCAGGAGCAGCGGCAGCGTGACGCCATGAAGCTCGGCGCCGAGCGGCTCGGTGTGCAGATGACGGAGGACGAGGCCAAGTTCGCGCAGGACGCGTTCAAGACTGCGGTCACGAACAATGCCAGGGTTGCGGCGGCGCAGGCGCGGCAGTCACAGGTGGGTTTGCCGGCAATCGCCAAGGACACCAATTACCTGAACTGGCTCGACAGCCCGGAAGCGGCGGCGCAGATGTCGCCGCAGCAGATCACCTACGCGAAGCGCGCAGTGCAGGCCGATATCGCCAAGCGCACGCATATTGGCGGCGGCGCGGGCGCGGGCGGCGATATCTGGACCGTAGCGCCGAACTACGACACCGGACAAAAAGGCGCCCCGCCGGTCCAGAGTCCGGTAAGCGTTGGGCCCATGACGACGCGCGGTGGTGGTGGTGGTGGTGGCGGTGCGATTCCAGCTCCGACACCAGCCCCAGCACCCGCACCACCGCCCGTTCCAGTCGCCGCTGCCAAAGCGCCAACCGCAACGCTCGCATCGGCCGCTGCGCCACCGGCCGCGGCCGCACCGGCAGCGCCGCCAGTTGCGCCGCCAGCCGCCGCCGCACCGCCGGCTGCTGCCGCACCAGCAACGCCGCCGCCGGTTGCGCCGCCGGCAGGCGGTCCTGGCGTTCCCGCCACAGCGCCGGATCAGAACACCGCCGCCCAGGTCGCGGCAGCGACCCCGGATGTGATCGCCAAGATGCCACTGGAGGACCTGTCCAAGCTGTACGCAAATAAGCCCTATCTGTCCGATGCGCAGAAGACGGCGGCCCGCAATCGTTGGCTGCAGCTCGGGCAGCCGAGTATGGCGGTCGATCAAGCCACGGCGGCAGCCAAGCCGCCAGCTGCTGCGGCGGCGGCGCCGGCTGCAGCACCGACCGCGGGTCCGACCGCGCTGCCGGCGCAGGCCAAGCCCGGTCAACTGTTCACACCGCAGAACGATTTCGAGAAGCAATGGGCACCGGACGGCTACGTGGTCGAGCCCCTGGGCCGGATGCCGGTCATCAACAAGCCGCTCGGCGCCGCCTACATGACCAATGATCCGATCGCGCGGCGCGCGGCCTATACCGACTCGGTGAAGGAGATCATCGCCAATCAGAAGGATGCGCGCGGCGCCACCTCGAACCGCGCGCTCATCAAAGAATTCATATCCATGTCAGACAAGATGCCATCAACTGGCACTCTGACCCCCTATTTCGCCAAGTTCGGCAATATCATGCAGAACCTGACCGGCTACGACCTGAGCGGCACCCGCTTCGATCCGAACCTGCCGGATGCGATGTACGCGATCACCAATAAGATGATGCTCGACTTCATGAACGGCCGCCTCTCGACCGGTGTGTCGGATGCCGACCGCGTCGCCGTCACGTCGATGCTGCCACAGGTCACGATGACGAAGACCGGCGCCCGCCTCGTCGGCAAGCTGCTCGATACGATGGAAGAGCGGCGTGCCAACATCGCCAACGTCGAGAACTATTATCTCCAGCATGTGAAGGGCGATCTCATGGGCGCCCAGCAATACGCGCTGCAATGGGCGAATCTCAATCCGATGATCCCCGATACGGACGCCTTCCTGAAATCGGTGCAGTAGATGGCCGACGTCGATCCGTTCACCGATCAGCCGGTCCCCGGAACCGATCAAGCCGCCGCACCAACGGCGCCGCCCGCGGCGCCGGCAACCGATCCGTTCACCGATCAGCCGTTGACACCACAGGGCACGCCGCAGGCGGTGCCGGTCATGATGCAATCGATGGGCGAGGCGGCGAAGGACTTCTACAAGAAGGCGGTCACGACCGCCCAGATGGGCATTTCCGGACTGCTCGGCATCCCGCACGAAATCGCCGACTGGCTCGGCCCGAGCCAGACACTCAAGCGCATCGAGGAGAACAAGAAGGCCGGCCTCCCCACGCACGACTTCCTGCTGGAGATGCTGGGCGAGGACGGCGATCTCGCGACGCATCCGCCGCCGACCGTGCCGGCCAGCGTGCCGCCGCATTTGTGGACCAGCAAAGAAGCGCAGGCGGCGATCACAAAGGCCTTCCCCGATCTTCCTTACGAGGTGGCCACAACGCCGACCGGGCGGGTGCTGCAGGCCGGTGGGGCCGGCGCCATCGCGGGCGCCCCCTTCGGTGCCTTCGGCGGATTCCGCGGTCTCATGCTCGGGATGCTGGCCGGTGGCGAGACCTCGGCGGCGGCCCAGACGGCCGCCGAGAACAACGCCTCGCCGTTCGTCCAGAACATGGTCTCGTCGCTGATGCCGTTTGCTACCGCCGCCACGGCCGGCCTCGGCGGCCTCGCCATGCCGTCGCCCAACCGGGCGCTGGCGCGCACGCTGGCCGATGTGTCGGAGGCGGAGTGGCAGCGCGCCGCCGAGACCTTCCGGATGGCGCAACAGCAGGGCCAGCGAACCACATGGTCGGAGGCCTTGAACGAGGCGACGCACGGCCGCCTCAAAGGGCTGGCGGCTTTGCAGCGCGTCGCCGAGACGACGCCGGGCGGCGCCGAGGTCATGGGGCCGATCATGGCCGGGCGGCAACCGGGCAACCGCGCCGCCTTCTTCCGCCAGACCGCCGCCATGCCCGGCGCCCAGCCGGGCCAGGAGACGATCGACGTTCCGACGATGCTGAAGAACGCCGCGGTGCGGACTGTCGGCCAAGCCTATCACGACCTGCGCGCCGTGACGCGGCCGGCCTACGAAGCGGCGGCGAATGAGACCGTCGATCCCGGCGCCTTGCGCGCCATCACCGATCGGGTCGATGACCTCATCAATAATGCCTCGACCAACAGCGAACGGGCCGTGCTGCAGAACTTCCGCAACGACTTTACGGATACGCCGGCCCAGCCGGCGGCGACGCAAGTCCAGGGGATGCAGCGCGTCACCACGCCGGCCCAGCCGGAGACGCTGAAGACCGACATCGGCCGGCTCGACGGCCTGCGCAAGCAGTGGCGTAACCGCATCGCGCTTGCCGATCAGGGAACGCAGCCGGGGGTGCCACAGCCGGGACAGGGCGGGCTCGATGTGGCGCCGCTCGATGCGGCCGTGGCTGCCAAGCTCACGCCGATCGTCAATCAAGTGCGCGACCTGATGACGAACACGAGCCAGATTTACGCCTATGCGCGCGCCTATCACCAAGCGACTCTGGAGGGGGTGATCAAGCCGATGCTGCGCGGCCCGATCGGCGCGCTCGCCGAGGAGGGCGGCATCGGGGCGCCGACGCTGAAGGGCCAGCGCAGCATCATCATGCCGACCGGCGAGCAGCAGAACCTCGATGCACAGACCATACGCACCGTGGCGCAGCAATTGCAGCGGAACGATCCCAGCGGGCAGGCGCTCTCGAAGTGGGTGCGGCAGAACCTGGAGTCGCAGTTCGACTTCATGGACCGCGATGTTGGCTCGAAGGGGGAGTGGACCGGGGCCAAGTTCGCCGATCGGGTGCTCGGCGGTCCGGGGATGCAGCGGGCCAATGTGAACGCATTGCTCGAAAGTCTGCCGAACGGGGCGGCGATCGCCGAGGGGATGCGCAACTTCTTCCGCATCTTGCATGCACAGTCCTTCCGCGAGCCGAGTGCGGCCGAGGGGGCGGCGGCGATGGGGCAGGCGAAGGAGGAGCTGGAAGCGGGGCGGCTGCCGCTGACGACCTTCAAGCCGGCGAGTGTCTTGCGGCAACGGATCGACCGCTGGCGTTATCGGGTGAATGCGCGGACGTTGGCGAACATGCTGACCGATCCGAACATGGAGCGGCAATTACGGCAGCTCTCGGGGATATCGCCTTACAGCAATCAGGCGCGGACGATCTTGCTGTCGATGCTGGGCGCGCAGGCGGCGACGGACAATCCGCCGGTGCCTACAGCAGGTGAAGGACCATAGAGAGCAGCAGGATCGCGAGTCCGGCGAAGCCGCACAGCAGGATTGCCGCCCACAGGATGGCGCCGAGCCCGGCGATCGCTTCGGCCCAGAAGGTGAGAAGGCTGGGGCGCAGCCGGCGCGGTGTCATCAGCCGTTCGGCGACGATGAGGACGGGCAGCGCCGCGAGGGTGGCGAGGGCGGTCCAAACGACGATGGCGGCGAGGGTCGAGGCCATAATACGCATATAGCGTGCGATGCGTAGCCAATACAAGATAGCAGGGTTTATTCCCCGGTATTCCCGTTATCCCCAACGATATAACAAATCTCGTATCTGCATCTTTTGATGCAGGTTCATGTCGACCATTCTGCCTTGGCCCGGCGGGCTCTGCTTCGGTCCGCCATAAAAAAATTTCTTGCCTTTCCCATCGGTTGTCCCCATCTTATCCCTATGCGTAATCCAACGGTTCAGGCGATCTTCGACAGGCTCGGCGGCCGTAACAGGCTGGCCTTCTACTTCGAGAAGACGCCGCAGGCACTCCTGTACTGGCACCGGGCGGGAATCCCCTACCGCTACTGGCCGCGATTGATTCGAATGTCGCGCGGTGCTATCACTCTCGAAGACCTTTACCGCGCCAGTTTGAAGGCTTCCAGGGATCATGCGGCCGACGCCGCGTGATCCCTTTGCATATCCCGGGCCAACTTAGTAAAAAAATTTCATAAAGAATCCTTGCCTCAAATCCGTCATGGATATAGCCTGGGCGGATGGCTATTAGCATCCACACGATCGGTAATAGCTTCCACGTCTTCGGCGCGTTCGACGTCAAGGAATACCTGAAATCCCTCGGCGCCCGCTGGGACTCCGCGAACAAGTCGTGGGTCCTCACCGCCACCCCCGACGCCGCCCGCCAGCTCGACCTCGCCTTCGCCACGATGCCGGTCAACCGCGACGTCGGCTTCTATCGCATCCTCGCCACCGGCTCCGCCGCCGCCGAGCACAAAGCCGCCGACAAGAACGCCGCCGCTGCCATCCCCTACATCACTACCTCGGCCTGGGCGCATCAACGACAAGCCTTCTGGTTCGGCGCCACCCTCCCGGCCGTGATGCTGGCCATGGACATGGGCACCGGCAAATCGCTCGTCGCCGCCGCCATCGTCCGCCATGCCGACGCTCAGGCCGTCCTCGTGTGCGGCCCGCTCTCGGCGTGCGGCGTGTGGGCGCGCGAGTTCAGCCGCCATCTGCCCGGCCAGTACAACGTGCTGGTGCTGAACAAGGGCGGCGTCGCCAAGAAACTCACGGCCGCGATCGAACACCTGCGGCTATGCCGGGCCCGGCGCGAGCGCGGCGTGATCGCCATCAACTACGAGTCGGCATGGCGCGAGCCGATGGCCGACTTCCTCATCAAAGCCGCCTTCGATGCGCTGATCATGGATGAATCGCATCGGCTCAAGACCCACAACGGCCGCGCCAGCAAGTTCTTCACCAAGCTCGCCGCCGGCATCCCCAAGCGCCTGTGCCTCACCGGCACCCCGATGCCGCATTCGCCGCTCGACATCTTCGCCCAGTATCGCGCCCTCGACCCCTCGATCTTCGGCCGCGTCTTCACCGCCTTCCGGCTGCACTATGCGGTGATGGGCGGCTTCAACAATCACGAGGTCGTGCGCTTCAAGAACCTCGACGACTTGCATCAGCGCTATGCGCGCATCGCCTACCGGATCACGAAGGACGAGGCGATCGAGCTGCCGCCACGCACCGACACTACCCGCGAGTTCACACTCTCGGACCGCGCACTCTCCGTCTACGCCAGCCTGGAGGATCACTTCTGGGCCATGGTCGAGGGCGGTGAGATCACCGTCGCCAACGCCCTCGTCGAACTGCTGCGCCTGCAGCAATGCACCTCCGGCTATGTGAAGACTGACGACGGCATCGAGAGCGAAGTCGATACCGGCAAGGCCGATCTGCTCGATGACATCATCGAGGACTACGGCGACTTCAAGAAGCATCCGCTCGTCGTCTTCTCGCGCTTCCATCACGACCTCGACAAGGTGAAGGCGCTGGCCATGCTTCATGGCCTCGCCTACGGCGAGGTCAGCGGCCGGCAGAAGGACCTGACGCCCCACGCCACCATCCCGGATGGCATCGACATCATGGGCGTCCAGATTCAATCAGGCGGCGTCGGCATTGATTTGTCGCGCGCCCACACCGCGGTCTACTATTCGATCGGCTGGTCGCTCGGGGACTATTTGCAATCACGCGACCGGCTGCATCGCCCGGGGCAGGTGAACCGCGTGACGTACATCCATCTGATCGCGGCGGGAACGATCGACGAGGTCCAGTATGCGGCACTGCAGAAGCGCCAGGACCTCGTGGAAGGCGTGCTCGCTGGCGGTCGGCATCCACAGCAGCGAGCGGTGGCATGATCCGCCTCTACTGCCAATGGGCGACACTGGAAGCCGAGATCGAACGCTGGCTCAATTTCGTCAACGATAAGGATATCCCGATCTTCCGTGAGCAGGGCACGGTGCCGTGGGAGAAGGGCTGGGGCGCCGGGATCGTGGTCTTTATCATCTATCGTGACGACGTCGGTTACATCTTGGCTAACAAATTCGCCGACCGGCTCGGTAGCCGTTGCTATCCGGCCTTCGATCGCAATGGCGAAGAGTATAGCTATGCCGCTTGAATTTCAGGCCGATCCACCGCCGCGCGATGCACCGGCACCGGCCAACGATGCCAGCCTGACCGAGTACGCGCAGCTGGCGAAGGAGCGGCGCGACCTCAAAGACCACCTGAAGATGGTCGAGGGCCGCATGGAGCAGCTGCATCCGGCTGTGCTCGCCTACTTCGAGCAGACCTCGACCCAGCGGGTGACCCGCTCCGGCATGACGCTCTTCATCCGCCGCGAGATATGGGCCGCCCATGCCGAGGGCGCCGACGACTTGAAGATCAAGGACGCGCTGCGCCTCGCCGGCATGGGCGAGTTTGTGCCGCAGCGGGTCAACTGGCAGAGCCTTCACGCCTATGTGCGCGAAGTGGTGGAGCGGGGGGATGCGCTGCCACCGGAACTCGAAGGGGCGATCAGGATCAGCGAGGTATTCAAGGTAGGAGCACGCGCGGCATGAACGATTTGCAGGACGTTGCACAGAACGGTGGACAACAGGCCGAGGTCGTTGTCGCCACACCACTGAAGTCGGGCCTCGTCATGGCCAACGTCTCGACCTATCCGGTCGTGACGATGCAGGAGAACGCGCTTGGCGACATCATGCGCGAGAACGTCGGGACCGGGCTCAATCGCTTCGATCTCGATCGCATCAAGATGCCGACGTCCGGCAGCACCATCTGGTCGGTGCCGACCCTGGGCGGCGACACCGAAGTGAAGACGATCGACGGCATCATTATCCATTGGCAGGAGGTACGCGCCTTCTGGCGCATCTCCTACGACGACAGCGGCGGTGGCATCCCGCCCGATTGCTCCTCGAACGATGCGATTCATGGCCAGGGCGATCCCGGCGGCGACTGTCTCACCTGCCCGTTCGCCAAATTCGGCACCGCGACCAAGGGCGACAAGCAGCTGCGCGGGCAGGCCTGCCGCGCCGGCCGCGTGCTCTTCTTCCTGCGTCCGGGCGATATCATCCCCTTGAACATCGTGGTGCCGCCGACCTCGTTGAAGTCGGTCAAGCAGTACATGCTTCGGCTCGCCAACGCGGCGCTGCCCTATTACGGGGTCGTGACCCAGTTCGGCCTGGAGCAGGACAAGAACGCGGATGGACTCAAATACAGCCGCGTCGTACCAAAAGCGGTCGGTTATCTCGGCGATGCGGCGCTTGAACGTGTAAGAACATATTCACAATCGTTCAAGCCTGTGATCGACGCAGCGACGTTCACACAGGGCGACCTCGGCGGCTCCGCCGCCTAGCAACGACATAATGGAGGCGGCCTCGGGAGGGCCGCCTCCTTGTCCTTTGGGGCGGACCAATGCCGGCACTTCTGCGACCGGATTTCAACGGCGTGCCGATGGCCCTGCGCGCCCTGCCACAGTGGGTATTGTGGCGGGAAGAGCTGCGCGGCAACAAGCCGACCAAGGTGCCCTACCACTGGGAGGGCGAGCACCACGCCTCGACCACCGATGCGCGAAGCTGGGGCAGCTTCAACGAAGTCTACGAGGCCTATTACAGGGGTAATGAGCACTGGGATGGATGCGGCTTCGTCGTCCAGCAGGCAAACGATCTACTTTTGTTCGATCTCGATGCGTGCCGCAATATTGAGACCGGCGCGCTCGCCGGCTGGGCCGACTTCTGGGTCACCGAGTTCGACAGCTATACCGAGATAAGCCCGAGCGGGACCGGCATCCACATCATCGCCAAGGGCCGCTTCCCATTCAGCGGCCGGCGCCGCGGCTCGAAAGAGCATCCGCCCTGCTTCGAAGCCTACGCCGACGCCCGCTTCTTCTGCATCACCGGGCTCGTGCAGGCGCAGTGCTCCGACGACATCTACGAGCGCCAGGACGCCATCGATCTCCTGGCCCTGGAATTCGACGAGGTGATCACCGTCGAGCCCCGGTCCTACGAGCCACCCGGGGCCGAGATGCAGACCGCCTTGCGCTTCCAGTTGATGCAGGAGAGCGACCGGCTGTTCAATCTCACCTGGGAGCGCCGCCGCACCGACCTCGGCGATCAGTCGGATTCCGGCTATGAGATGTCGCTCGTCGTGCAGGCCGCCCTGTGCGGCTGGGGGCGCGCCGATCTCGTCTGGCTCATCAAGCATCACCGGGTCGAGAAGTGCGCCGATCCCTCGAAAGGCGATCGCCAGGACTACCTCGATCGGACCATAGACCGGGCGCTGGGCTGGATACGGCAACGCCTGACGCCCACCGTCGATCTCCGCGGCACCCAGGTAGCACCCCCACCGCAAAGCTCACCCACGGCAGCCGTATCGCCCCCCAGGCCGGCCGCGAACGGCCACGATCCCGAGCCAATTGCCACGCCGGACGTGCCAATTGCCACCGCCGCGGCACCCGGGGAGGGCGAAAGTGAATCAATTGATGCACCTGCGGCCGCCGGCAGCCATACAAACGGAGTCGATCCGACTCCGCAGACGATCGGCGATCTCTGCGAGTTCCTGA